TGGTGTAATAAAAGTGACTGCGTTGAACAACATTGATGCTCTTGGAGAGGCATTGTCTAATACCGATCCATCTACCAATGCGCCTTTACCAGCATCACCTGAATCAAAACCTCTTGGATCATCTACAGTTCTTGTTTCTCCTTGCGTAAGAACTGTAACGTTTTGTATGTATGGAGATTTTGTAACAATACCGGCATTTGGTGCAAATCTAAAAGCATAACCTTTATCATTTACAGCATCATATTGAAAATCTTTAATAGTTAATTCTGAAACCATGGACGCATCATTTAACAAAAATGCATCTTGAAATCTTACTGGTACTTTTGGTTTAATAATTACCGATCTGATGCCGGCACCTTTAACAGTTACGTTTGCTGGTACTTCTAATGGAAATTCTTCTATGTAAGTGCCGGGTAAAATGTGTACTTCATGTGGACCATTTGTGCTTTCTTCTAACTGTTGAAGTGCGTGTTTGATTGTGCCAAAAGCAAAGTTAGGATGATTTCCTGTTAATAAATCTGTTCCGTTAGTACTCACATACCACTTGTTCTCTATACCTAAGTTTACTCTTACACCTGCTAGTGAGATTGTATTATCAACAACAATATCATTCAATCCAGTCATTGCTTGAACATTTACTTGTCCCCAACGTTGATCCGTTTGTCCAATATTGTATATTCCTGTTTGATCTGGAATTAGATCAGATTCTATATCTCCTTCAAAACTTAATGTGTCGTCTTGACTGTCTCCACCGATAAAAATATTTCCATCAAATGTGATATCGCCTGTGGCTCGAATATTTCCATAAGTTTTTAAATCTGATGGAATGTTAAAAATACCTGTGCCTGGACCTGGGTGGATATTGATATTATCATTGTTGTATGCTCTAATTCCGCTGTTTGTAAATGCTAAATTGTCTGTTCGCAATTCAGTCATTTGAAAACTAGAACCTGCAATCATATTGATTGGACCTGTCAGTGTTGAAACAGTTTGTGTAGGACCGTCAATATCGATATTACCTACCGATGCAGAATTAGTTGCTATTAGATTTCCTCTGTAAATAGCATCTCCGCTTACTTGTAAATCTCTTGTAGGAGCGTCATTTCTTACACCAATTTTACCATTAGTGTGTCCAATAAACAATAAGTCTGTTTCAAAAGCCAAATCACTATTTCTAGTTAGATTTGCTTTCAATAATGGACCTGATATCCTACCTACATTGGTTACTGGCATAATACTCCTTTTTTAGTATTTATTGAATTTTTGAAAAGGTATTATTTGTCAAAATTATGTAAAATTGTGATCGGCTTGCCTGTGGGCACTGCTGTACCGAATGTGATGTATTGTCCTGATGGATATGCTAATCCTGTTATAGAACTTCTTCCATCCATTCTGAATGTGTTTCCGCCACCTAAATTTGCTTCATCAAACATCAATCGATTTACACTTAGATGTGAAGGTGTAACTGCTGTAACTGTGTATGTTCCGTTGTTAGTTGCTGAGCCTGTTACTATGAGAGTTTGATCCACGTGATAACCTTTTGATTGCCAATCTACTAACTGTGTGTTACCACTTACAAATGCTCCAACACCTGTTGAATTGTAATCTCTCACAGCAGAAATAATATTGCTGTTTACATCACAAGGATTCTGTGTTAGTGTGTAGTTGGTGTTAGGAATTTGTAAAACGTTTTCTACCATTACTAAAACGTTTTCTGGAGATGTTGGATACCCTAAACCTGATCCAAATCCATCATTTAAAACTCCAAAGTTTACTTCTGTGTCATCGCCATTGCCTAAGTTTTGTACCACAATATTTTGTGGTTCTGATAATCTAAACTGTTTCCAAACAGGAGCACCGCCTTGTAATGATTCATACACTTCTAATTGTCTCAATGTAGTGTTAAATCTTAATTGACCTTCTTGAGGACTTGCAGGTCTTTGTGCTTGAGTTCCTTTAGGAACTAAAAAAGCACCCGTTGATTGTGCTTCAATCTCTTCGTATTGAGTGTATATTAAACCTTTTCCGTTTAATAATCTTTTGTTTGTACTTTGACGTTTTAGATATCTCATTACACCTCCAAGTAACTGACCACAACTGATAAGTTGTTAGCACCTGATTGAGCAACTCTGATAAAGTCACCAGCACTCAGAACAATTTTTTCTGAATCTAAAGTGAATGTTTCTGCTCCTGGTAATAATGCGTTGTTCACAATCATCGATCTGTTGGCATTGTAAGAACCTGTCACAGCGTACAATGTAAAATTACTGTCTTCACCGCCTGTGGCATCTTCTGGTCCAATGTTTGTGATCAATATAGATGTGATAGCATAACTTTTACCTGCAGGAACTGTTAAAACATCAACTGTACCGTTTACTTCTGTGTTTGTTATTGCCATTGTTTCTCCTTAAAATAATAGTCCGAAAAGCAGTGCTCTGTTCTTACTGATCACTTCTCCTCTTGTGTCGTTTGTATTTACAAAATATAATCCTGTATCGCCACCAGATGGTGATTTCGCATACAATTTAACGCCATTGGCGTCGAATAACGGGTCAATTGCAGGATCTTGAATGCTTGGTCTATTGTTGATAACAAACGAGTCATTTACCCTTACAGACCCCGTTCCTGGTGCTACCAATTCTAAATCTTGGTTTGAATTCAGACCGCTGATTTTGTCGTCTTCAAATCTAATGCTACCAATATCTGTAGTTTGTTGATATAATTCAAATCTAGTAGGTTCCCATAATCCTACCAATGTACCATCAATTGTGATTTCAATTTTAGATGTGTTACCTGATGAAGAATTGTCTGTGATTTTTACTTCTGTGTCACCGTCAACTATTCTCGGAAATGCCGCACCAACAACGATTGCGTTGATTTCATCATCCACATATTTTTTATTTGGAATATCATTGTCATCATTCATTCTGCTGACATAATTTGCTGGAGCAATACTACCACCTAATCTTAGTGTGCCTCCTCCACCAGGTTCAAAATAAATTGCATTTGAGTTGTTAATATTGGCAACTTTTAATGCTAACGTATCACCTGAAGCAGAAACTACTTTAAAAGATCCAAAGTTAGGACCTTGTCCTGCTTGTTGTCCAATACCTGGACCTTGTGAAGTTGTTTGTGTGTTGGGATCATTCCAAGCAATCTTTTCATCGTACACAAAACGTACATCGTCAAGATTTCCTCTGTCTACTCTGATTCCTGATTCTTGATTATTGTCGGTGATGCTGTAACCAGTTTCACCTTTGTTTAATAAAATTTCGTTATCTTCAATGTCAAGGTTTGCTGTGTTTACTGTGGTTGTTTCTCCTTCCACAATCAAGTCACCAGTAATTCTTGTGATACCTGTATTACCTGTATCTAAAATAATTTCGTTAGAGTCTGACACTCTAATTTTATAATTACCTGTTTCTAAATAAACTGTTTTTGACATCTTGTTCCTTATTTTAGGGAGTGTTGCCACTCCCTAAAAAAATTACTTATTACAGTGCAGTTAACACCAACACGTTTGATGTTGAGTCATCTGATACTGCCCAAGTATATCTGTTGTTAGAAAAATCTCTACAAGTTCTGTTGTAAAGTTTTTTAATTGTAACACCGTCTCCTGTGCCACCAACGTAACCTAATAGGTTCATTTCGCCATCTGCTAAAGCACCTGCATCTTTATTTACAAGTGTACAGATTCCGTCAGTGCCTGAGCCGTCGTTAGCATCGTTAACTTTAAATTTGTTAACAGATCTTTGACTTAAGATTATACCTGTGTTTGATATTGCTTCTCCAGTAACTTTTACGTTAACTGTGATATTTTCTGACGCTTCGCTACCTACTTCATCAAGTACAGTTCCGAAGTATCTTTTGTTTACCGGTCTTCCCATTTGTTTTCTCCTTTTTTGACGTTCTAGGTCTACGAGGTTGTGTCCCCATAAGTCCAGCCGAAACTGGCCCAAAACATATGTTTACAAGAGTATTTATCGTTTGCTGAGTGATGCCAATAGCTCTACTTTTGAGAATTTTTTTGCTAGTTCTAAGGCTTGTACAAGCACTTGATTGGCTTGTTCTAAATAGTGTTCACGTTTGGTCCTGCGATAATCCACTAGTATGTTGGTGTATTCATCATACATTTTATCCAATGTGCGTTCCAGTCTTTTGATGTCGTTTATGAATATGCCGTGATTGCGTTTCCACACTTGTAATCTTTCCTGATATTCTTTAAATTCTACAAGCAGTTGTTCATGTTTCATACAATTATTTAAAATGTTTTACAAGGTCTCTTGTGCCGTATGACACCAAAAATTTTACTCCTGCTCGCTTGTAAACTTCAGCAATTTCCAGTTGATGTTGGAATGTGGGCAGTCCTCTATACTCATCAGACACTTGATATAACCCAACAGGTTCATACATACCACACTGTATATTTGAAAACACACCCAGACTGTGCTGTGCTGGTTTTAACAAAATGTAATCTGCTTTTTGTTTTTGATAATCATTTGCATGAGCAATCATGCTCCAATTGTTGCTGATCGGCAGTTGATAACTTCTGCCTGTGGTTGGTGTGCTGTTGGCTAGATCTCTGAATGCACTGTAAAACACACTGCGATATTTTACATAAGCCATCACAGGTTTATTGGTTTCTGTTTTTAAATTTCTTACAGTGTGATCGCCCATGTCCGAAGGAGCCAGTATGTCTGCACCTGCTGACTCTAATTTTTTACCCAAATCAATCAACAGTGCTTCACTGGTGTCTGGTTTATCCAACACTCTACAATGTCCATCTGGCAGTGTGGAACATAGACACACATCCACAATTAATTCTATATTTGGAAAACGTGTTTTAATTTTATTCACAACCTCAGCATTAAAACTCCAATCAGGAGTCCATGTTTTGGTATCAGGAGTTATAAACAACAGGAAACTGTCTACTCCAACATCAACATCTTGTTGAATTCTATCTAGTATGGTGTCTTGTGAATAACTGGAATTTTCTAAACCTAATCCAGCCGTCTTATTGCTACCAGATTGGTTCACAAAGATTGGCTGGATTAAGTCCATCGTGTTTTACTTCTTGTCTTTTTTAGGAAGTGCCGCACACTGTTCTGTATCTGCTGGTAAGCCAGCATTTTTGTCATAGATCCAAACGTATGAGTATGTTACTTTGTCATCACTCACTTGACATTTTTTTCCAAATGCTACTCTTGGTTCTTTGATAGAACAAGCAGACACTAACAACATGGTTAAAAGTATCGCGATATATTTCATTTAAGTTCCTCGTTTTAGAGTTTCCAAAGTTAATTATAGCACATTTTGGTTTGGATGTCAAGATTTGAAAAGGCGACAAAATTGACATAAAAAAAGGGGGCCGAAGCCCCCTTTAGTGTATTCGTTAACGTTAAGATTAACTGAATGATGTGTTCGATACACCGATCGTTTCAACATAATCAGCCGCGTTACCTAAAGATGACGCTGTGTTGTTTAACTCTACATAACCATATCTAGTCATGAAAGAAACAACTGGCTCAAAAGTTGATGGATCTAGAACAACACCAGAAGACATTAACGGAATGTATGGGCAATAGAATGCCGCCGCATCTGCTTCTGATGATCCTTTGTAACCAACAAGTACATCTGTACTGTCAGCCGCATAAGTGTCAACATATACTTTCATCGCACTGTTTAAAGTTCCAACGAATTTTTGGTTAGTTGGTGCTTCAAACGTACCTTCAGTTGTTCTTGCGAACGCTGAAGTTGTAGCAGACTGAAGTACTGTTAATGCTAATGGAGATACCACTGCAAAATTACCAGCACCACGTCTTGTGTTTTGTGCGATTTTGTTAGCCGCTCTGTTGATTAATACAGCCAAAGCCGCGTGTTCATCACCTACGAAAGTCGCAGTTCCTGATACAGCCGCTTGGTTGTATGTTCCAGATGATTGAGCACCTGCAAGTGATCTTAATGAAGTGATGATCTCTTGGTCGATTTCAGCAGTAATTTCTTGTGCTAATGCCGCCATGATTTCAGCCTCTACATCAATACCTTGTTGTGCTTGTGCATCTTGAGCAGATTCAAATGTCCATCTTGCTTGTAACTTACGAGTTTTTGCTTCAACTGTTTGTTTCAAGATTTGGATTGACATTGCTCTACCACCAGTACCTTCTTTAGTTGCTGTTGCATCACCTTTAGCAGTTGTTAAACTACCTGAGTATGCTTGAGCAATTTTGAATGGTGATAGTGCTTCTTCACCTGCCGCCGTGTCTGTGTTGATAGCAGAAGTGTCGTTTGTTGTTTCTGCGTATCTAACTCTTAGTGTGTGGATTTGACCAACTGGGCCAGTCATTGGTTGAACTCCAACCAATTCGTTAGCGATTACAGTAGGCATAACCCTTCTGATCACCGGTAGGATCACTCTGTTTAAAGTAGCAACGTTACCTGCAGATGTAGCACCTGCTGTCGCAGACTCTGAAAGATACTTTTTAGTATTTTCTAAAGTCGCTTCCATCACGGCTTTTTTATTGCCTGATAGACCTTCTAATAACGCACTCTTTGTGTCCTGCCAGCGAGTTTCTGTTAGTTCTGACATTGTTTTTTTTCTCCTTTTTTAGATACCCGCCAGTCTTTTTATGTCAACTAGATTTGAGTTGAACTGACTGCCGTTTACAATGTTAATTTGTTTGTCGCCTGTTACTTCTGTGCCTTCATTTAACGCCTGTTTTTTCGCTGGAGTCCTACCGTTTAATACAGCCGGTATGTACTTTTCGAATTGCTTTCGTAAAGCACCCGTCTGTACACTCTCCAGTAAGTTGTTCATTATATCTTTTTGTTCAGAGTTCAATGGTTTTGTTAACTCATTGATCACTTTTTCTCTCTCTGCCGCTTCTTTGATTTCTGCAATTTCTTTTTCTTTTGCTTCGATCATTTTTTGTTTCTCTTCGGCAGTCTTTTTCGCTTCTTCCGCCTGTAGTTTTGTAACATCAACTACTTTAAGAAGTTTGGCTGTTTCACTCTTTTCGTTCAAAAATGATTGTGTGTATTCTTGAGCGTAAGATTCAAACAGTCTGCGTCCAAAGTCATTTTTGCGAGCCGCATCGATGTCTTCTTTTAATGAGTTAATCTCTTGTTTAAGAGTTTTGCCCACTATTTCTGACACTTTTTCAGCACCTTTTTTCACAAAGTTACTTCTAACTTTTTCAAAATGTGCTTTCGCTTCTCTGATAAGACGTACTTTTGTTTCAGCAACGTCTTGTTTGTCTTTTTGAAATTCTGCGATTTCTTTAGACAGAGCTTCTACCACAAAGTCCTCAAGTTTAACAAAATTTTCTGCCATAACTTTTTGGTCTGAGTGTAGTTCAGCAATTTCGCCTTTAAGTTGTTCAAAAACGAATGACTTCAATTTGTCCGAGTGTTCACGGATTTGAGTAGCATACTTCACTTTTTCTTCAGCAAGTGCTTTCTTGTCTTCCGCAAATTCTGACATTTCTGCTTCGATTCTTTCTGATACCATTTTGTCAACAGCGTCAGTTAAATTTGCCTTGTCGTGTTCATACTTCTCAGCAAATTCTTTACGAAGATCAGCAGTAGCCGCCAATTTGTTTTCTTCAACTTTTTGGTTCCATGCTTGTTCGATTTCTGCTCTGATCTCTTCCGAAATTGCTTGGTTTTCAAAAAGTGATTTCAGTGCTTCTAACATTTACATTTCTCCTATTTAGATTGGAGTTTTCCAATTATGTTTATTAGTTGTTCTTTTAGATATTTTTGTGCCTTTGTGTCCCTTGCTGTGTTAAATGCTTTCATACCACCTCTTGTATTCATTAGATGTTCGTAGATTGGCTCAGGATATGCTCCTGGCGCCGATGGTTGAGCTACGATGTCTACAGTGATAATTTCAAAATCTGATACTTGTCCGGATCCGTCTTCTTTAACGTTACCTGAACCCCTACTAGACACACCCAGTTTAACTCCGCTTTCCAGCATTGTTTTAACCAGTTGTCCCATAGGGGTTGGTAATATTTTTAATTTTCCGTATCCGTTCGGTCCGTCCATCCACATTTCATTTACCATGTGGCTGACACGGTCTAGGTTAATATTAAGTCCTTCTGGATGGTCGACTTCGCCTAACACTGAGTATCCACCAGTGATCTGGTCGTTAAGTGTGCTGACAGCCCTTTGGATTTCGTTAACAGGGTACACTCTCTGGTTGGCGTTTTTAACACCTCCCTGAATGCAGATTCCCTTCATGTAAAGGGATTTACCGTTGTGCTCATCCTTAGTCTCGACGACTATACCTGCTTGGTCGAAAGTCAGCGTCTCACGTAGTTGTAACATCCGTTGTCCTTATACTACCTATTATTAACTGCCAATTGTTGACTTCGCAGATTTGTCGTCTTCTACGTTAGTCTTGGCCTTTGGTGCCGCAGTCAATTTTGCTTTGCCACCTGGTACATTGATGTTACCTGCATTCTCTTCTTTTGGAGCAG